AACAAAAGAATGTTAGTTGCTGGTAAAGACATGAGGTCAACTCTAACATGGATACCTGACGATCCAACAGTTTCTGACAACGCTTTAAGTAAATTATGGAAATCTAATTTGATTGATGATCAAAAAGATAGAATAGATGAACTGTTCTATCAAGCTTTTGGTAATCCTAAATCTGATACATACAATCCTAAAAAATTTTTAGCCATTAAAAAAAATTTAAATGAGTATAGACAATTAAAAAAAGCTATTAATGAAAGATTTCCAGGTGTAAACTTTGAACTCGATCATCCCTTATCTAAATCTAGTTTAAATAAATTATTTAATGCAACCACAGAAGAGTTAACTAGAGTAAATGTTTTAGATGCAGATCTTAATAATGGTTTTAAAGATGCACTTTCAAGGCAATATGAAAAAGCAGTCACAAATAAAAATTTAAATAAAAAGAAAGCTGTAGAAAAAATAGCAAGAGATTTAAAACTTAACATTGGTAAGATTAGTGATGATGCAACCAATTTTAAATATGGTGTAAAAGAATTTCAAAAGCTAAACATAAAAGATGAGATAGGTAAATCTTTAGATAATCTAAGTGCATTAAATAAAAATTTTCAAACCTATGCAAAAAACAATCCAGACTTATTTAAAGCAGCTGGTGTAAGCACAAAACAAACTTTTACTCAAGTTGATAAGGTAAAAGGACTAAAAGCTTTTATGAAAGCAAATGGTATAAAGTGTTTTGTAAGTAAATCTAACGGTGGACCAGTAACTTGTGATATGCCACAGGCATACGAAAAATCTTTGAATCAAATATCCAAAGCAGCAAAAGCTGGAGACAACGCTGCAGCTTCTAAAATGGTGAATTTCACAAAAGCAGTTAGAGGCGCAGGAAAAGTTATTAACGCAACATTAGGTCCTGCTGCATTAGCTTTTGAAGCAGGTTTTGCTGTACCGATTGGTTTGTTTGAATATGCACAAGGTAAACCTGCAGACGAAATAGTAGATACACTAACATATGGACTTGCAGGAAAAAGCAAAGAAGATAAGTTAAAAGAAACGGTTCCTAACTATCAAGAGTTTCAAGATTTAGATAAAGCGTTTACTGGTTTTAGAAGTTCATTAAATAAATTAGGTATGCCTAGAGATCCTAATAATTTAAGACCAGGTAAAGGCACAGACGAATTATACAAAAATTTTGTAGAAAAACAAAAACCTTTTATGCAAGAAACAGTTCCACCTAGTCTTGGTTTTAAAGACTTTGATTTAGATATGTATGATCAAACAGAAAAAGAAATTGAAGATGCACAGAAAAAACTTGCTAGTGAAGATTTAGAAAGAGCAGAAAAGAGAAAAACACCTTTTAGTTTTGATTATGGTGAGATGGCAAATGGTGGAATAGCAGGTTTATCAGGTGGAGATAAATCAGGACCAGCACCAGAATCTGGACCCACACCTCATGGCGAGGAAGGGTTGCCAGGAATATTAAAACGTGTTAAGAAGATATAGGAGTAACAAATGGCAGATATAGATAAAGGACTCCCTAACACTCGTACGAAAATTGATATCCCTTCAGAAGAAGAGATGGCAGAAGAAGTTAGTGTTCAGGAAGAAGAAGCACAACAAAAAGGACCCGTTGAAGTAACACCAGAAGAAGATGGTGGTGCAACGATAGACTTTGAACCAGGTGCAATTAATATACCTGGAACAGAAAATCATTTTGATAACTTAGCAGATATTTTACCAGAAGATGTTTTGGAACCAATCGGAAACGACATGGTGCAAAACTATATGGATTACAAATCATCTAGAAAAGAATGGGAAGACTCATACAAAACTGGATTAGATCTTTTAGGATTTAAATACGAAAACAGAACAGAACCATTTCAAGGAGCATCAGGTGCAACTCACCCTGTAATGGCAGAAGCTGTAACACAATTCCAAGCACAAGCTTACAAAGAATTATTACCATCTGACGGACCAGTCAGAACTCAGATCATAGGACTTAAAAACCCACAGTCAGAACAACAGTCACAACGTGTCAAAGATTTCATGAACTATTTAATTATGGATCAGATGAAAGAATACGAATCAGAATTCGATTCCATGTTATTTCATTTACCATTAGCTGGTTCTACTTTTAAAAAAGTATACTACGATACAACACTCGGAAGAGCGGTATCTAAGTTTGTGCCAGCAGATGAATTAATCGTTCCGTATACGGCTACCTCATTAGACGATGCGGAAGCGGTTATTCATACGATAAAAATTTCTGAAAATGAATTAAGAAAACAACAAGTATCAGGTTTTTATTCTGATGTTGAGTTAGGTCCTCCTGGTACAGATATCAATAACGAATTAACAAAAAAAGAACGTGAGTTAGAAGGTACAAAGAAGACAGGTAAGAATGAACCTGTGTATACTTTGTTAGAGTGTCACGTAAACTTAGACCTAGAAGGTTTTGAAGATCAAGGATCCGATGGACCGACAGGAATAAAATTACCTTACATCGTAACAGTCGAAGAAGGTAGTAGGAAAGTTCTTTCTATCAGAAGGAACTACGCGCCCGATGATCTAAAGAAAACTAAGATCCAATATTTTGTCCACTTCAAATTTCTGCCAGGACTTGGATTTTATGGCTTTGGACTCATTCACATGATTGGCGGATTGAGTCGTACGGCAACGGCGGCTCTCCGTCAATTATTAGACGCTGGTACTTTATCGAACTTACCTGCAGGATTTAAACAAAGAGGAGTTAGGGTAAGAGACGAAGCATCACCAATACAACCAGGTGAGTTTAAGGATGTCGATGCACCAGGTGGAAGTTTAAGAGATGCTTTCTTTCCATTACCATATAAAGAGCCAAGTCCTACATTATTAAATTTATTAGGCGTTGTTGTACAAGCTGGTCAAAGATTTGCGTCTATTGCTGATATGCAAGTCGGCGATGGTAACCAAGCTGCAGCCGTAGGTACAACTGTTGCATTACTAGAACGTGGTTCACGTGTGATGTCTGCAATACACAAGAGATGTTATGCAGCGATGAAGAATGAATTTAAATTATTAGCAAATATTGTTTCTAAATATTTACCACCAGAATATCCGTACGATGTTGTAGGTGGTGCAAGAAATGTAAAACAAGCAGACTTTGATGATAGAATAGATATCGTGCCTGTTGCAGACCCTAATATATTTTCAATGTCACAGAGAATCACACTCGCACAGACACAATTACAGATCGCAACATCTAATCCACAGTTACACAACATGTATCAGATCTATAGAAACATGTATAATGCGATCGGTGTGAAAGATGTTGATGCGGTTCTACCACCACCAGCGCCGATGGCACCGATGGACCCAAGTATGGAACACATCAATGCGATGGCAGGAAAACCTTTTCAAGCTTTTCCTGGTCAAGACCACAGAGCACACATCACAGCGCATTTAAATTTTATGTCAACTAACATGGTTAGAAATAATCCTGCTATTATGGCTGCAATACAAAAAAATATTCTTGAACACATCTCGATTATGGCTCAAGAACAAGTTCAACTAGAGTTTAGAGAACAATTAATGCAAATGCAGCAGATGCAACAGATGTCAGCGATGGATCCACAGGTCCAACAACAGTTACAAATGTTAAATAATGAGGTTGAAGCGAGAAAAGCTGTCTTGATTGCAGAAATGACAGAAGAATACATGAAAGAAGAGAAGGAAATCACGTCACAATTTGATAATGACCCTCTTCTAAAATTAAAATCACGTGAAGTTGACCTAAGAGCGATGGAAAATGAACGTAAAAAACAAAATGACGAAGCAAATCAAGATCTACAACGATCAAAATTGATGCAAGCACAAGAAATAGCTGAAGATAAGCTTGAACAAAACGAAGATTTGGCTAAATTACGTGCTGGAGTAAGTCTTGCGAAGACTGGTGTACAACAAGCACAAGTTATGATAGACGATAATTAAGAAAAAGGTAAAAAACTATGATAAACTATAAAAAAGCAAAACAGATAGCTGTTCCAGAGCAGAATAAAGAGGTAGATCCAAGATCTAAAACTACTGCTGACGGTGCTTTCAACTTTATTCCTACAGGAGACAAGGAAAAAGTTAGAGGAACTAAAAGAATGCTAGCTGAAAAGAAAAAAGAAGCTACTTGGTACTAAATTATGTGGTTTCAGGCGATTAAATTAGCCGTTTCTGCAGGAAGTAAGATTTACGCTAACAAGCAGAAGACGAAGATGGCAATGTCAGATGCACAATTGATGCATGCTACTAAGATGGCCCAGGGTGAGGAAGCTTACCAGGGAAAACTGTTAGAAGCCCGACAATCAGACTGGAAGGACGAGGCGGTTCTCATAATTTTAAGTTTGCCCGTGTTGGTGCTCGCGTGGGCAGTGATATCGGATGACCCGACAGCGATGGACAAGGTTAAATTGTTCTTCGACA